TTATTAATGAAAGTGATGAAACGGTTATTCGATTTGGTGCTGGTATATCAAATAATCCTGATGAGGAAATAGTTCCTAATCCAGATTCAGTTGGTTCTAATTTACCAGGTAGTCCAAGTCAACTTACAAAAGCATTTGACCCAAGTAATTTTTTAATAACAAAAACATTTGGTTTAGCTCCATCCAACACAACCCTTACATTTAAATATGCATTTGGTGGTGGTATAGATGATAATGTAGTTTCTGAAGATATTACAAACATAGCAAACATTTCATATCAAATACAAGATGATTTATTAGATTCTGGAACGGTAACCGATACTAAAAATTCAGTAGCCTTTACAAACATAAATCCAGCTAGGGGTGGTTCAGCTGGTCAAACGGTTCGAGAAGTTCGTGAAAGTGCCTTAGCTTATTATCAATCTCAACAACGAGCCGTAACAAAGGAAGATTATATTATTAGAGCTTATTCACTTCCTGCAAAATATGGTAATATTGCAAAAGTTCATTTAGTGCAAGATGACCAATTAAATAAATCTATAGGAACTGATGAGTTGGACAGATTAGTAACTGCAGAAGATGTTACCGATGGTAGAACAATAAAATCATTACAAGTTAGAACACCAAATCCATTAGCTATGAATATGTATACACTTGGATTTGATTCGGAGAAAAAATTTACAAATTTAAATCAAACAACTAAAGATAACTTAAAAACATATTTATCACAATATAGATTAGTTACTGACGCTATTAATATTAAAGATGCTTATGTTATTAATATAGCTGTTGAATTTGCAATATTAACAAGAGTTGGGTTTAATAAAAATGATGTTCTTCTTAGATGTGTTTCAAGTATACAAGACTTTTTTGATGTAGATAGATTTCAAATTGGTCAACCAATTATATTATCTGATATAGCATATGAGTTATCATTAGTAGATGGTGTAGCTTCGATTGTTCCACCAATTAATCAACCAGAGAATGAACGGTTACCCATTGTAGTAAAAAATAAATTTGAAACTAAAGATGGTTACTCTGGTAATGTGTATGATATAAAAACTGGAATAATAGAAGGTATATTATATCCTGCACTAGACCCAAGTATTTTTGAAATTAAATATCCTAATACTGACATACAAGGTAAAGTTGTCGGTGATAGTACAGGTACAACGGAGTAAGTTAATGCATTATTTTGAATTTTCAACTAAAGATACAACATTATATGAAGCTAGTTCAAGTTTAAACTCTGGCTTAGATGAGATATTAGAGGTTAGAAAAGACGTTAGTGACACCGGTGTTTTTGTAGACGCTTCACGAGTATTAATAAAATTTGATTTAACGTATATTCAAAACTCAATTGCTTCTGGTCTAATACCTGATTCTGGAAGTAAAGCTGCTAAATACTTTTTAAATTTATTTGATGCACATCCTACGTCTTTAGCATCATCACAAAGTTTATATGCTTACCCAGTAAGTCAGTCTTGGATAATGGGTGATGGTCATAGTTATGATGACCCCGTTACTACTGAAGGTTGTAGTTGGGGATTTACAGACGGTTTAACTGGAGGAACTTTATGGACACCAGAAGTAAGTTCTTCAGGTGGCACTTGGTATCAAAATTCAGCGAGTGGTTCATTAGATTTTGTATCACCATTTGGTACAACATCAAAGGATGAAGTACAGATTACAGTAGCTGGAATTGAGTATAATTTTATAGCTACTGCATCTGTAAATACACCAACTGACGCATCACCAATATTTTATTTTGCAACTGGTTCTACTACAGCCGCATTTGGTAGTAATTTAGTTACTCAAATAAACGCGGCAGATATTGGTATTACTGCTACATTTAGTGGCACAACAGCATTACACCTAACAGCTTCTGCGATAACTACTGCAGGACTTAAAGATATTTCAGTAGATACTGGTTCAGATGGTACATACTCTGATGTAGTAACACTTAGCGGTGGTGATATACCATTTGAAGCTTCACAGTCGTTCACTCATAAATCAGAAGATGTAAGAATAGATGTAACTGATATAGTAAAAGCTTGGAATAGTGGTTCAATAAGTAATGAAGGGTTTATGATTAAACGAAAAGGTAATGTTGGAAATAGTGATACTAATTCTGATGAAGGTGGTTCAAGTAGATTAGGTAACTTTTCATTTTTCTCATCTGATACTAATACAAAATATCCACCAACACTAGAAATTGTTTGGGATGATTCTTCTTGGAACATAGGTTCTTTAACTTCATTGAGTTCAACTGAACTAGAAGATAGTGTTGTTTATATGAAGGGGTTAAGAGCTGAATATAAAGAAAAGTCTAAAGCTAAATTTAGAGTTGTTGGTAGAGAAAGATTTCCATCAAAAACATTTTCAGCTACTCCAGCTGGATTGACAGTAAAATCTTTTCCAAGTTCATCATTCTATTCTATTCTTGATGCCGAAACTAATGATGTGATTGTGCCTTATGGAACTGGTTCAAAATTAAGTTGTGATTCAACAGGTAATTATTTTAATTTAGATTTGAATGGATATCAACCAGAAAGGTATTACAAAATTGAATATAGAATACAAAGTGGAAGTGGAACTACTGATGAGTTAGACCAATACTTTGATGAAGGATTTACATTTAAGGTATCACAATAATGCCTTACACAACAGCAGAACGAAACAAGTTAGGTTTTTATAAAAACTTTCAAGACAAGTTGCGTAACGAATATTTAGAAAGATTAAAAATATCTTTAGAAAATAATTTTAGAGATGAAAATAATGTTTTATTTTCTTTTGAAAATATAATACCAGATGAAACATTAAAAATAGGTTTGGGTTTAGAAACAATTGACACTAGCTCTGCTTTATATAAACCTTATATAAAACAAGAACAATTGGATTTAGCTAAATCTATTGTTTCACCAAACGAAAAACTTCCATTATATGACAAAACAAATTTATTAGAAGTTACTATTGACAGAAAGATATCAGAATTACAACAAGATGAAGTTGCAGAAAAACTGCCAGAAAATATATCTGAAGGTGATGTAGTTACGAATAAAGACCCACGTAGTTCAAAAAGATATTTAATTCAAGGAATGCAAAAAAGAGAATTTGTAAATACTGGTACATTTTTTGGTAGAGGGTTTTTCCTATCTAACTTAAAAAGTGTAGCTCAAGAAAAGCTTGATGAAATACCAGATGGAGGATTAATAAGATAATGGAACAAACTTTAGATATACAAGATATAGAAGTTTTAGACACTGGAAGAAGTTTACCAGTATCTTCAGAAAACAATGATTATGCTTATTTAGGTGGTGACTTTAATGATAATCCAAATGATTATGTTGAAGTTTTAGTATATGATATTAATAATAACTTTTTAGAAAGTGCTGCAGTAGATAAGTCAGATTATATATCTACAGACACTGGTTTAAAGTTAAATACCGGTTCAATTTTAAGAAAATTAGGATACGATAGAGGCCGTTATGTGGTAAAATATAATTTTTTTAGAAAATCTGCTGGTTCAGATGAAACAATGTTAGTTAATATTGATGGAAATATTTATACTGGAGAACCAACTATTGATTCAAATGGAATTATTGCTGATGATAAAAATAATAAGTTATTAGTAAAAGAAAACAAATATTACATTCACGAAATTTCAGACTCTCGTTCAGAAATAAGATTAGTTCCTGAAAAAATAAATGATTTTGAGTATAGAGATAATTTTTTAAAGGTTCAAACAGAACGAAATTATATAAAAGTAGAGGATGGTGTTAAAATTCTTTCAGAAAATGGTGGAGCACTTGAAGATTCAAAACTATTACACTTTCCATACCAATTGTCTAAACGAGTTATTGGTGGTGTGGTCTCAATTAATAATTCTTTTATTGAAAAAATTATAAAGCCACCAAGTGCTATAAAAGATGAAGCTGATGGTAGAACTGGTGAACTTGATGATCTAACCGGTGTAGTTAATGCAAGGTTTTATGTATCAGACCTTTCCCAAGCTAACGTTAGAGTTGCCAATCCGGATGTATACTTTACTAAATTTCATGCTAGAATGAAGGGTGTAACTACTATACAACAACTTGAAGATAAATATGGTACAAGTAATAATGCAATAGGATTTACTGTTGAGGATACTGACAGAGGTCTTGAAGGCATGAGAAATGCGATTGACGATGTGTTGAATCCAATAGAACTTATTTATTCAGGAGATAAAGATAATATAATTACATTAACAAGTATTACTACAAGACCACTAAATTTAGAAGCATATTATAGATGGGAACTTAGTGGATATGATAGAGATACAGACGATTATAACGATATTAACGCCGGTGATCGTGAAAATAATGATGTTCAATGGACAACTCCTTTTGGTGGTAATAGTAAAGTTGTTGAGGGTATAGGTGTAACTGAAGCTACGTTTGCAATATCAAGTCAAGATTGTCACGTTGGTGTTAGACTTACAGTATCGATGGCTGGTGCAGATGGTTCTCCTAGCACAATAATGTATCCTGTATGTTTTGAAACAGATGAGGATAAATAGATAATGGCTAACTTTTTAAACATAGGGGAAGGTTTTACTAACACCAACCCAATTGAGGCTAAACTAGACACAGACGTTACTTTAAAAATTAATGCAGGAGTTTTCACTAACAGTCAAGATGATATTGGTTTATTGATAACTCACGTAAAAACTTCTACTGAACGTAAACGTCTATTAGATGATGGAGATACTGAACCAACATTGAGCTTTGGTGACTTATTTGGTTTAAATGCAACAAATAGTGGTGAATATAAAATTATGTTAGTCACCAATATGGCGTCAGGACAGGACCCTGTTCAGTTTGCTGGTTCTAGTGTGCTAGATGTTACAGTTAAAGCATCTGCAGATGCAAATTCTTACCTGTTACTACCATTTGTAGCTAAAATAGAAGGTGTTAATGGTAATAAAGTTACTATAAACCGATCTTGGAAAGAATTTAGAACGAAAGTAAAGCCACCTAGAAATAATACTTATCCTGAAGGTCAGGTTCAAGAACCTAAAGCAAATTTTTCAAATATTGATATTTCACATAAAACATCAGACGTTAGAGATTTAAATACATATCTACATTTTGGAGAAGATAATAAATTATTAGTTACAAATATAAGAACAGATGATATAACATTCAAAGAATCTCCACATTCAGCAATATTTAAATTATATAAACCATTATCAGATGATATTAAAAAGGGTGATAAGGCATTTATAGTCCGTGAAATATTACCACAACTTACGGAAACTGTTGAGTTAGTTCCGTATGACCAAGAAGATGAAGATGTACTAATATTAAAAACACCCGATTCAACTATGGTAACTTCACCAATTAATAAACGTCAAACAAAGCTTAAAACTTTTAACGATTTAATTACAACTGATTCAAAATTACAAACAAGTATAATAGACAAGTATATTAGTGGTAGTCAAAAACCAGTAGAAATAAATGTAGACTATTCTAATTATGAAAATTTTATAAACTTTAGTTCAGCAGAAAAAAGATTAGAAAACTTTAAATATAAAATTGAAGAAATAGAAGGTCATACAGCTAAAAGTTCTTCTTTTGCTTTAATAACAAATGGTGAAACTGACGCTTTAAATTTTGAAAATAAAATAAGAGAAGTTAAAAATAATTTTGATGGGTATGAAAGTTATCTTTATAATACAAAGTCATCTTATGTAACAAGTTCTATGGGAGAATTTAAAGATGCCTCTTGGCCAAAATCTGGTAGTGGAACTTATGCCGACCCGTTTGTACCAATAAGTTCTTCAGAGGCTAATTTTTTATCTTGGTATGGTTCAAACCTTTCAACTACAGGTCAGGTATATAGTGCATCATTATATGATAAAGAAAACCCAAATAAATTAACAAATTTATTACCACAACACATTAGTGAAGATGTAGATAATAACTATTTCTTAGGTTTTATGGATATGACAGGACATCACTTTGATGAACTGTGGGTTTATACAAAAGCTTTAGCCGATATAACAAACAGACAAAATGATATAACTGATGGATTTTCTAAAGATTTAATTTTTAATTTATCAAAGTCTCTTGGTTTTGATGTGATAGATGGAAAAGATTTATTAGATTTAGGTAGAGTGGGATTTGGACAAAAATTAACAACAGTAAGTGGGAGTGACTCATATTCACTTTATACATCTGGCTCACTATCATCACCACCTGAAGGAGATATTTCAAAAGAAGTAACAAAAAGAATTATAGCTAGTATGCCTTATTTACTTAAAACTAAAGGTACTATTAATTCGTTAAAAGGAATGTTAAATTGTTATGGTATTCCAAGTAGTATTTTAAGAGTTCGTGAATATGGTGGATTACAAAAAGATAATCACAAAGCACAATTCGAGATAGCTAGAAAGTTTACTAAAGCTTTAGGATTTAGAGCTGGTCAATATATAGAAACAACTTGGGTAGATGATACTAATAGTGGTAAGAAACCTGAAACGGTTGAAATGAGATTTCGTTCCGTTTCTGGTTCAGACCAAGTTCTTGTACAAAAAGATTCGGATTGGGCTCTTAAATTAAAAGATAATGGTTCTACAGA